ATTTATTCCTACATAGTCTGAACCCCGAATATATCAAATAAGGTATTCGTGTCTTCAGCTTGAGCTTTAAGACCCAAGGGTGATCTCGCTTAAGTTTTACTTAATGACGAAGAGATAAGTCAATATAGGGATATATTGATCCTACCAAAGCTAATAACTATAAATATAGTTAAGGGCAGAGATAGAATAGAATCTACCTAGCTTATTAACCTCGTAATATTTCGCAGTATTATGACGCAACTGGGGCTAACACCCCCTTTTAGTTAAAAGGGTGAACAGATGTCCGATTCCACACAATTTATTATAATTTTAAAGTTACTATTTTCACTCTATTTTATAACAAACTGCGGAAATCGAAGGCAGTTTCTAAGATATGGATATCTCCTAAAGAGGTATCTATTTTCTTTAAAACTGTCATCTGGTTTACACAGACTCAAGCACTCAAACCCGAAGCTAAATTGCTAACCTCACGTATCTCTAAATTAATTAAAGAGAACGGTTGGAAAACAGCGTTTCTTTATTTGAAAGAAGCGCTTCGTTTAACATTCAGGGCTATTAGTGGTTCTCCGGAGAAGGGTGGACGGTCTTTTCCTTTGGTTAAGACCGATTCCTTTGGGTTTCCGACTATCATTCCATTAAAGCTTAGAATCTCTTTAAGAGATCCTAGGAGTAATGTAATGGTTACTCGGATGACTCTAACCATTCTTTCTATATTTAGAGTATTCAATTGGCATCCTAAGCCTGATCTTTCGTCAATTACTGACGCCCATACTGGTGAGATTAAAACCTTACCTAATGAGGAGATCAACTTAGTTACCTCTCGATTATTTCTAGGTAATAGATTGAGATGGAAGTCCTTCGTAGGATTCATATCAGAATCTGCAGGACCCAACGGAAATAAAGCTACTTGGTCTAGTGGTCTGGATGCTTTAGCATTCATCCACTATCCTCGTAACCTTTATTTCTTCCTAAAGATCGGATTAATTACCCGGTCTTATGGATATATTAGTTGGATACTTATAGTTCTTCTATTAGCATCACCTCTATATTATTTTCTTTTCATAATTGGTTTAATGAAAAGATTACACCTTGGGAGACTCTCTACTGTATACGATCAAGCAGGTAAAGCTAGAATCGTTGGGATAGCAAATTGGTGGGTGCAACTTGCTCTTAAGCCTCTTCATACGGAAATCTTTAAATTATTAAAGACTCTCCCTATGGATGGGACCTTCGATCAAATTGCTCCCTTAGCTCAATTAGTTAATAATTGTAATAAGGGACACCGTTTCTATTCTTTCGATCTATCTTCTGCTACTGATCGTTTACCAATAGATTGTCAAGTCCAGGTATTAAATAGTTTAGGGATTGATGGTTCTCTATGGAAGGGTATATTAGATTACCCGTGGGCCTTCAAGAATAACTTAATAAGTTATTCTGTTGGACAACCTATGGGTGCCTATTCGTCGTGGGCAATGTTGGCATTAACACACCATGTTATTGTTCAAGTTGCTGCATTACGAGCTAATAAGGTAGTTCCTTTCGAGTACTATGCTGTACTCGGAGACGACGTGGTTATTAATGATAACCAGGTCGCTGATCAATACCTTATATTGATGGAATCTCTCGGTCTTAAGATTAACTTATCAAAGACTATAATATCTAATGATTTTATAGAATTTGCTAAGCGTTTTATTACCCCTGAGGTTGATTTCTCTCCTATCGGAGCAGGAAATATCCTGTCCTTTATGAGGAAACCTGTCTTTATAAGTTCATTGCTTAAGGAGCTTTACCTTAAAGGCTATATTCTTTCATCAGACTCCATTCGATCTTTAATCTCCTCCCTTTCTCCTGTTTATCAGAAGAAGTGGGGAAGTTTAATATTATGGACATCTCAATCTGTAATCGGTTTCCTTACTACCTTAAGCCCAGATATCCTTCTAAGGAAGGAACCTGAGTATTCTTATGATAGTAGTCCTCGTCGTAGAGAATCTCTCGACATGAGGCTAGCTTATTTTGATTCCGTTTGGAATCAAATAAGAGAGGATATACAGAATGCTGCTGAGCAGATTGACTTTAACCAATCCTACTTTTATAGGAATTGGTACAAGGCAACTTGTGCTAAGCAGGTGTCCTACAGGCTGATCGAATGCCTGTTAGTTTTGTGGACCCCGGGGTTTTGGCTGTACGCTCTATCGTTTGATAAAGCCAGAGAAATCTGTCTTAAACAAATAGATGAGATGTATGGTATAGAACCAGGGACTCTCCATGGGGCTAAAGAATTACTTCGTCTCAACCCGTCTACCGGTTTAGATTTAAACTGGAAAGATAGGAAGATGGTTAGCAGATTTGATGCCAGATTTAGGGCCATAAACTTTGATTTATGGAGACTTAGATCTAAGTATCAATCTGATCCCAATCTCTTCACTAGAGCTCGTAATTTTGAGTTCGAGTGGTTTGAGCGAGTGGCATTATTAGCACATTCTACAGGGTTAAGACCTTGGGATCTCTGCGAATCCTCCGAAAGAGGAGATGATGCAGCCTAAGCCAGAAGGTCCTCTAGAACTTATCTA